ACAGTAGAATCATTCTGAAGCCTAGTTAACTTCACTAAAGATTCCATAGCACTGCCAGCATTAGGCATTGTATTCTTTAGTACAGTCTTTATTAACCGTATATGCTCATCTCCCTGAGAGATATTATCTGATCCCGTAGGGTTACTGGTTACCAGACCATCAATGTATGTTGCGCTTTCTAATGCCATAATTTAACTCCAGCCTAATGATACTGCTTGTATTCTTGTAACTTTAGATACGGATTGGTTCAATGTTTCTATCTTCCACCTCATAGATGTACCAGTAGTTATACCGGAGAGATCAACTCCATTAGCAGTTAATATGGTGTGGCCTCCTGTCGTACCTTGTGATACCAAAGTTACAGCACTTGTATAAGCCGACCCATCCCTACTTATGTACGCTTTCAAATCTGTATTTACACTTGCTGTTCCTACGCCATCTGTATAGGTTATTACAAGATCACCAGTCGTAGGTGCGCCGTCTACAGCAGTTGTAGCATTGGATATGAGTGTCATGTTGTTGTAAGTAGCATACGCTTCACCATACCCAGCACGAGTCTCTGGAGTGAAATCAGCATCGTATCTGGCGATCCCCTTAGAAATGCGAAACTCATCCAGATATCCTTCATAGTAACCACTACCAGATACCTTACCACCTAACCAGACAACACTCGCTATATCCGGCATCGTGTTCGTTCCGGGTTCGTCACCATTAACCATCGTTATTTCCGTACCATCTATATACCCGCGCATGACAGTACCATCTCTTTCTAATGCAATATGATGCCACGAATCTTGAATATCGCCAGATGTCCACGGAAGTTGCGTTGCCCAGCCATTAGCGTAACTACCGCTATTGTAAAGATTGAACTCGATACCACCTTCTTTCATTTCTGCCCTCAACCAATTACTACCAGCCTCTTGGTTGTAACCATAACCACCGAAACTTTCAACATAACACCAGAAATCAATTGTAAAATCCCCACTACCGTAATTGAAATCTGCCGAATCAGCCATTTGTAGATAGTCGCCAGTACCATCAAACTGTGCTGATGCTGTGCCTATCTTCTTTATTGTGGTGTCTGTATGAACATCCCCACCGGGAGTTACTGAACGACCCGAACTTGACGAATCAGTAAAGGTCGTACCACCGTTAGAACCATCAGCGTGTAAAAGTAATTTTGTATACGAATCATTCCCAGCCACAGTCCCAGATTCACTACCTGAATAGTATTTGCTGGAATCTCTTATTTCATTTGTAGACGCAGAAGCATCCACACCAGAGGCATCCTCAAAGGCGTCTATAGTTTGGTCTACTAGATTATATTTTGCTAAACTTCCATTAGCAGCGACCTTAAAGCCAAGCAAAGCAATGTCATCTTGGTTGGCTGTTATACCAGAAGTATCCACTGCTGCATAAGTCTGGTCGCCCCTTAGAAATGTACTAGATGAGGCTGAGCCTGATCCTAGTCGTGCTGTGGGTACTGTGCCGGTCGCTAGGTTGGTTGCGTTTGTAGTGTCTGTAGCCATCTTACTATTGGCTATCGCAGCAGATGCGTTGATGTCAGCATTGACTATCGTTAAGTCATCTATCTTAGCACTTGTAACCGCATCATCTTTCAGCATTGCAGTGGTTACCGCATCATCAGCAGGGATGGTTGTTTGCGCTGGTTTGTTTCCTACGTAACTCATATTATGACCATCCTAGTGATACGGCTTGTATTCTGGTTGTTTTGCCGACCGCTTGGTTTAATGTTTTGATTCGGTAAGCCATGTTCCACGGGGAGGTTATAGTGCTTGATATAGTTACATCATGTGATGTCGCTATGTTATGGCTTCCTGTACTTCCTTCTGAACCAAGAGCCAACGCTGTCCATGTGCTTCCACCGTCCGCGCTTATTTCAGCGGTAAGGTCTGTATCTAAGGTAGTTGATCCAGCACCGTTGGTATAAGTTAATACGATGTCGCCTTTACTTGGCGCTTCTTGTGCGGCTGTTGTTGTTGATACTAGAGTCATGTCGTTATATGCCAAAAATTCTCCATCTGCCCACCTTACAACAACAATTCCATTTCCGCCATCACCACCAGTTTCATTGGGCGCAGACCCGCCGTCAGGAGAGCCACCACCACCGCCACCACCTTTGCCATCTTCGCCAGCCTCAGCACCACTATTATATTCGCCACCACCACCACCACCAGCGTCGGGTTCTCCCTCGCCACCGTTAGGATGACCACCACCCGGCCCATAGTTTCCTGATGCGCCACCAGAGCCACCACCGTAGTAGACATTAGACCCCGTTCTAAAATCATTAGTTGCGCCTAACCCTCCATTACCACCTCTATTACCGGGAGTGCCTCCTGGTGAATTTGAGTACCCCGTACCACCAGCACCACCTCCACCCGCTCCCCCAATGTCATTTACGTGGGTTCCACCAGCATAACCCTCTACCGGAGAATAACCACCCTCATTACCAGCGCCACCTGCCGTTGTACCAACCGCAGAACCACCACCTGATCCCCCCGTCAAACCACTCCTACCATAACCAGCGCCTTCACCGCCACCAGTAGCGGTATAGCCTACCGCAGAAGAATCCACTCCTTTTGCGCCATCACCAGTACTTACGTGAGTTCCACCAGCACCGCCAGTACCCACCGTTATAACATAGGTTTGTGCGGTTAATCCTACTGTTGATAATGCCCGCATACCACCAGCACCACCTCCAGCACCACCACCATTACCGGAAAGATTTCCGCCACCTCCGCCACCTCCGCCAGCAACTATAAGTACATCTACATCGCCAGTGCCTGGAACAACAAGGTTTTGGCTTCCCGTTGTAGTAAAACTAAGCACTGTATAGCCTGTATACGTTGTTGTCGCATCCCCGCCAGTTGGAACACTAGCCTGCGCCCCACTATAATACTTTCCAGAAGCATCTCTTATTTCATTTGTCGATCCACCAGCATTAACGCCGGATGTATCTTGAAAGTCATCAACTGTCTGGTCTACAAGATTGTACTTAGCAAGGGAACCATTAGAGGCAACCTTAAAACCAAGTAGGGCTATGTCATCTTCAAGCCCAGAGGTATTTACATTTCCTAGTTGCGCGGTGGGTACAGACCCACTAGATAGGTTAGAAGCATTAGTCGGATCAGTCGCCATCTTTGCAGTGGTGACCTCACTAGCCGTAATGTCTTCAGTTCTTATAGTTGTTCTAGCCATTATACTTTCAACGCCTTTAGTTCATCTAGGGTTGTTGCGGAATCTGCCAACAATGTTATATCCCGTAGCCTCTGTTTTTCTGTAACAATGTCGGACTTATCTGCGCTAGTTTCTACTGCCCTCATAAAAAGAATATCCTGTTCTTCAAGCAATGGTTTACGATCCCCGCGCAAGCGTTCTTTGGTTATTTCACGCGCTTTCTCAAAATTAACTACAATCACTCTTGATACTCCCACGCATCTCTAAATGCTCTGTCTGATGGAATTTCTGAATCCTCGACTATTTTGTAGGGTTTTCCAGACGGAACATCTTTAGCAGCAAGTTCTTCCATTGTTCCAGCCCAATGTGGGGATGGAATAACAACGGCAACACCACCAGTGTCATTTGGATAAATTATTTTCATGCTAATTCCCCAAGAACGGCAAGTGCTATTGCCCCATAGTCTGTTAGTATCGCCGAATTTGCCTCCCTTGCGGTTACATCAAAACCAGTCGTAGCCAACCCTGAAATGGAAACAACACCTTTTGAAGAATGATCCACAGTACCAAGCGCACAATAGTATTCACTACTCATGTTTGCTGTAAAAGCAACGGAATATTCCCCAGTTCCAATATCAGTTAGGGAACTAAAGTTAAAATCATCATTAATAGTCTCTCCGTTCCCGTTAAAATTTATCCATGCTTTTGCGACTCTTTGCTTTACGTTGTCGGCTTCCGTTACAGAAGTTGACAACTTTGCTACAGTTACATCGCCATCACCAACTCCAGCAGCAGCCCAAGCATTGTCTCCTCTTAAAAAGGTACTTGCAGAGGCTGAACCTGTTGCAGATAACATTGCAATGTCTACTGCATCTGTGGCAATGGTAAGGGCTGTTGCGCCTGTTACATCACCAGTATGTGTAGCGTTTGTTACTTTAGCCGTATTAGCGGCAATGTCAGTATTAATAGCATTGGCTAATTTAGCAGCAGTTACAGCATCATCCTGAATCTTAGCAGTGCTAATAGAGTCATCAGGGGGAACAACGGCCTCCCCTATATCGAGGATTCCAACAACCTCCATTGCATCAGCAGAAAGCAATGCATCATCCAGCGTCAGAGTGACACCAGATATAGAATAGTTGTTCTGCTGCTTAATCCCGTTTATCGTGATGATAAGGGATTGCTCACTTGCGGGTGTCCAAGTAAGTGTATGC